GGATCGCCTGCCGTGCCCGTGCCCAGAGGAGATGGGCCTCACGGGGTGCATCGAGTCCCAGGCCGACCGCGTCGAGCTCGCCACGTTCCTCCGTTGTGTCGCCGACACCCTGTCCACCCCGAAGAGGAGTCGATCGTGACCCGCATCGTCGGTATCAACGACCGCCGCGCGACCCCTGTCGACAGTTCCGCGCCGGAGGGAAAGATCACCGTGCAGTGCTGCATCTGCAACCGCATGGGCGCCACCCTCGCGGACCTCGACGGCCCCGCCTTCAAGGCCTACTACCATTCCGAGTGCCTGCCCGCGGACAACTGCACGTGGGACGGGAAACCCATCGACCAAGGAGACTGAGATGCCCACGCTCACCGAACTCATCGACACCCAGCGCAAGGCCGAGGAGGCCGCCTCCATCGCCGCGCAGATCAAGGCCTCCGAGGAGCGAGTCAAGACCCGCCGCGACCTGGGCAACGCCCTCACGGAGAAGCTGGGCAAACCCCTCATGGACGCCCTGCACGAGGCGGGCCTCCAGGAGGATCCCACGCACGACGGCAACAGCCTCGTCCTCATCTTCGAGCACGATGGCCAGCGGTTCGTCCTGTCCGTCTGGTTCCGCAAGGGGAACAGCATGTCCATGGCCCGCGAGCTCGCCATCCGCCTCTCTGTCCCGAACACCAGCTACGAGCCCGGCGACGAGGACCAGAGCGCCTACGACGACATCGGCGAGGTTTGGGATCCCTCCGGCCTCATCTCCCTCCTCTCCACCTTCACACCGCGCTAGGAGCATCCATGCCCATGAGAACCTTCACCCGCAAGAAAACATACGACGAGCTCGCCGCCGAGTGCGAGAGGCGTGGCTGGGCCTTTCACTCCAAGCGGCACGACGACCCGAAGATCGGATCCGACTTCGTGACCGTCGAGTTCTTCGCCAAGGACCGCGCGGGGACCATGCTCGTGAGCATGTTCAACGGGAAGTTCTTCGGCGACCTTGCCGATGGAACCCACTTCAATTCCGACGAGAGCACCCTCGACGCCGCGCCCTGGTTCCAGGAACTGCTTGAGGCCGTCTACGTCTGAAACTTTTCCCTTGACGTTTCGGCCATTACGACCGATACTATTTTCAACGGGCAATCACGCCCCCATGGAGTCCCACCATGAAGCCTTCCGCAATCATCCCTCCCACCCCCGCTGGCGCGAAGATCAATCCGCTCCAGTTCTACGTCGGCCGCGACGAGGTCAAGATCAAGGCCGTCGACAAGGAGACGGGCGCCCGGTTCACCGTGGCCTACCTCTTCCCGACCTTCAAGGCCTACGACCTCATCAAGCGGGAACTGGCCCTGGACTTCGCGGCCCTGGCGACCCAGGCCCCGGCCCTCCTCCACGCCACAGAGGCCCTCCTGGGCTTCGTGGAGTCCTTCAAGGGGTGCACGGGCACCATGGTCGAGCACGAGGTCTACGACCGCGCCGAAGCCATGCTCTCCGACTTCCACAAGGCTGTCGACGCCGCCCGGCGCCTGAGCCCCACCGAAGGCGTCATGGGTGAAGAGCTCGCGGCGGCCGTGGCCTCCGTGACCGGCACCGATCCCAACGCCGAACCCGACGAGGAGTAGGCACGTGGAACTGTTCGAGCCCTCCCAGGCCGGACTGTTCTTCCTTCTGATTGGCGGGGCGATCTGGCTTTGGCTGGTCGCCCCGCCCTCAAGGGTCAAGAACTGGGTCAGCCGCAAGCTGGACATCCATCGCCGCCGCGTCGCATCCCGGCGCCTCCGCCGTGACCTGGAGCGCCTCGAGGCCTACCAGGGCGGCATCATCCGGAAGCACAATGCCGAGGTCCAGGCCGCCGAGAAGAAGCGCCGGACACGCGGCCGGGTGACTGGTTGACTTTCGGACGCCACGTCCGATACTAAGCAACGGAGCAACCATGATCGCCACGTCGAAGTGCCGGGTCTGCAACCGACCCCTCTCGAATCCCGTGCATGCCGCCGCTGGCATCGGGCCGGTGTGCGCCGACAAGCTGGGCCTCTCCTACAAGCGCCAGTTCAAGGCCGCCAGGAAGCCCAGGAACGCACAGAAGCCCGCTCGCCGGACCCAGGGGGCCGTGGCCGTGCCCCTGCCCCTGGACGAGGCCCCAGGCCTCCTCCTCGACGTGACCTCGTGAGGCGTGGGAACGGGCTCAAGCGCAAGACGCCACTGCGCTCGAAGAAGCTGGACCGGCCGAACCCTGTCCCGTTCGTCTCCAAGAAGTTCGGCACCGCGTTCGGCGGCGGGGACGTCATGCCCATCCGCTCCGTGCGCAGATCCAGGCGATCCAAGAAGCAGGCCACCCCCGCCGAGAAGGCGCATATGGACAGCGTCTCCGCGCTGGGGTGCATCGTCTGTCGACACCTTGGGAAGAAGAGCCGGGCCTCGATCCACCATATCCGCACGGGCTACCGCACGGGCCAGCGGGCCTCCAACTGGGAAGTCCTTCCGCTCTGCCCAGAGCATCACCAGCACGGCCCCATGGGCACCGCCTTCCACGCCGGGCCGCGGACCTGGATGGCCAAGTTCGGCACGGAGGTCGCCCTCCTCAAGGAGGTCTACGAGCTCATCGGCTCCGACTTCGAGCGGATCTGCACCCTCATCGGCAAGGTGCCCGCGTGGTGGCCCTTCTACCTGGACGGCTCCGCGCTCGAATCCAATGCAGCACAACTTTTCATCGAGGAATCCCATGAACTCCATGCAGAAAATCAAGGCACCGAAGATCCAGATATTGCGGCGTCCTGGTAGGCCGACTACCCTGCCTGGACCCTGGGGCCTGCTGGCCAAGGATCTCAAGGGTGTCGACAAGCTGGCCACGGCCGTCGGGCTATCCGTCCGGCAGACCCGGCGCATCGCCCACCGTGAGTGCCCACTGAGTCCGTCGACGCGCATCGTCGTCCTTGCGCTCATGGAGAAGCACGGCAAACTGGAGACCTTCCAGGAGTGGCTTCATGCCGGAGAGACGGTCCAAGCAGCTTGCGCCGAGTGATAGCGTTGTCGAGGATGCCACCACGGCCATCCGCGGCATGCTCCGCTACCGGAACACCCACGCCACGAAGCTCCTGGCCATCCTCACGGCCGCGCTGGATCTGGCCGCGACCACCATGGCGTCCGACTGTGACACCCTGACCTGCATGGCCATCGTGGACCCAGAGTTCGAGCAGCTCTGGAGAGAGCGCCACGACGTTCGCAAGCAGGCCGCCCAACAGGCCCGCATCTCGCACCAACTCGTGATTACCGCCACGCGACGCGCGATGGCTGACCTACAATCAACCCCCCCAGTTCCCATGGATCCCACCCATGCCCAGCGACCGAGAATTGAAAGACCAGATCCGCGAGAAGGTGAACCTCGTCGAACTCGTATCACGAAACGTGCAGCTCCGGAAGAGCGGGGGGACTGAGTGGGTCGGGCTGTGCCCATTCCACGCTGAACGGAGCCCCAGCTTCAACGTCATCCCCATGAAGAACTTCTACCACTGCTTCGGCTGTGGCGAGCATGGCGACGCCTTCGACTGGCTCATGAAGCAGGAGGGCCTGACCTTCCCAGAGGCGCTCGAGCAGCTCGCCAAGATCGCGGGTGTCGACCTCCCTAAATACGAACTGGCCAACCGCAAGGAGGACGCCCACGAGCTCCGCCTGCTGGCCATCATGGGCGCGGCCCAGGACTTCTTCGCGGGCCAGCGGATGAGCGAGGAGGATGCCGTGGCCTACCTCCAGATGCGCGGGCTGTCGACAGCCTTCATCGAGCAGGTGGGCCTGGGCGTGGCGCCGAACACGTGGGAAATGCTCACGAAGCACCTGCTGGGCCAGGGCTTCAAGGCCTTCGACCTCGAGGCCGCGGGCGTGTGCGCCCAGGGCCAGCGGGGCACGATCGACTTCATGCGCAACCGCATCACCATCCCGATCAAGGACCACCGCGGGCGCCTCGTGGCGTTCGGCGGGCGCCTGCTGGACGGCGAGGGGCCGAAGTATCTGAACAGCCGGGAGTCCGGGCTCTTCAAAAAGTCCGAGGTTCTTTTCGGCCTCGACGTGGCCAAGGCCCATATGGCCGATGGTGCGCTCGTGGTCGAGGGCTACTTCGACGTGCTCATGCTCCAGTTCCTGGGCATCAAGAATCCTGTGGCGCCCCTGGGCACCGCGCTCACCTTCGACCACCTGAACCGGCTGAAAAAATACACGACCAAGTTTACCCTCTGCTTCGACGGCGATGAGGCCGGGCACCGGGCCATGGAAAAGACGCTGGGCCTTGCCCTGCCCCTGGGCTTCGACGTGCGCCTCCTCGAACTGCCCACAGGCGAGGATCCCGACTCCTGGGCCGCCACGGTTGGCGCCGATGGCTTCCGGCACCTCATGGGCCTCGCACCCGACTGGACCGCCTTCAAGATCAACCGGGCCGTGAGCAAGCGGGACATGCGCCGGACCCCCGACCGGATGGCCGCACTCCAGGAACTGGCTCCCATGCTCTCCTACGTGGCCCAGGAGGCACGGGACGGGTTCGTGGCCACCCTGGCCCACCAGCTCGAGGTTCCGGCCTACGAGGTTCTCCGGGCGGCCGGGGCGGCCCCGCCCCAGGAGGCGCCCAAGAAGGCCGAGGCTGCGCCCGTGGCGATCAAGGTCGACAGGGCGATCAAGGCCCTCCTCGTGGCCATGCTCCAGGGCGACAACGCGGCCGTGGTGGTGGTGCAGACCCCGCGGGACTGGTGGATCAACCTGTCCGGCGCCTGCGTGCTCGAGGAGATCCTGGACTCCAAGCCAGGGGAGACTGGCCCGGCCGCCCAGGAGGCCATGCGCGAGGTCGAGGCCATGGTCGCCTGCGGGCACACCGTGAACCTGGACCGCCTGCTGTCGGCCCTCGAGCTCGCCTACGTGGAAGCCTCCCTCCGGAGGGTGCGCATGGACATCGAAGATCCCAAGACGGCCCCCGATGTTCGGGAACTCCTCCAGGCCGAAGAGGTCCGTCTGCGTGACCGAAATGCGGCCCTATCTCGTCGACAGTCCACCACTTGACTCATTGTCCACCTCGAGCGAAACTTTCCATGCCGAACGTGGATGGGGGGTGTGGGACTCCGGACATCGCGGGAAGCTGGCCCGAGATGCTCCCTCGGGCCATTTTTTTGCCTCTTGACGCACACACACTATCGGCCACACTGGCCACAACGGAGCCACCATGCAAACCCTGAGTCTCGTCCTGAAGGACGCCATCGACCCCGACATGAGCGAGGGCACCTCGTTCCCTTGGTGGATCATCGTCGATCCCAAGCCCGTCGCCGGGCGCCTGCTGGACTTCGACGGCGCCATCACCGCGATCGCCATGGCGGCCGTCACCGGCCCGTTCTTCAGTCGTGAGGAGGCCACGGACTTCCTCGAGGCCACGCGCTACAACTTCGGCGCTCATGCCGTCGTGTGGTGCTCCTCTGGGAACTACTCGAAGGGCTATCGGGAACTCCTCCGGCTGGCCAAGGTGCACGTGCCCTTCTACTCCGCCAACGAGGCCGACTTCATCAACGCCTTCCAGGCCACCATGGCCAAGGTGCACGACAACTCTGTCGACAAGGGCTGGCACAAGGAGGAACGCAACGAGGGGGAGATGATCGCTCTCGAGCACGCCGAGCTCTCCGAGTGCCTCGAGGCCCTGCGGCACGGCAACCCGCCGAGCGAGCATATCCCCGAGTTCACGGGCGCCGAGGAGGAGCTCGCCGACGTCGTCATCCGGATCATGGACCACGCCAGCGCCAAAGGCCACCGCGTCGCCGAGGCCATCGTGGCCAAGATGGCCTTCAACAAGACCCGCCCCCAGATGCACGGCGGGAAGCTCTTCTAGCGTCAGCGGCTCGCCGCAAACCAGAACCATCGGGACGGCAACGACGCCGGTCCTGTCCAGGAGATACCGTGACACCCATTGAACAAGTGATCCAGCGCCTCATGGAACCCGACAAGCACGGCGAGAAGGGCAGACCCGTCCGGGGAACCCTCACCGATACCTTCGGGCATCCAGTCCAGCGCACTCTTGACGCCCTGTGGAAGTTTGCCGAGGGCACAGCCATCGCCTCACGAGACAGCAAGGACCACTACGACAGCGCCGTGGCGCGAATCGGGGAACTGGAAGAAGCGATGACCCATGCCGTTGCCTGGATGGAACTGGATGGCTGCGACTGTGGGGTCAGTGAAAACGGTTCATGCGCCCTCTGCGTCTGCAAATCCCTTCTCACCAAGCCGTAACTGTCCATCCTCCACCCCATCGAAAGGAACCACATGCCAGCCTTCTGGATCAAATTTAACGGACGCCCTGCCGGGTGTGTCGAGGCAAGGTCGGAAGCCCACGCCAGAACCCTCGCCCTGGAAATCACCGGGAAGGAAGTGGTGGGCTGTAAGACCCTCCCCTACCCCGCCAACCCAAGGCTGAACGGCGTGGACGGCTGGGACCACACCAAGGGCGAGTGCCCCTCCTTCTGTCACAGCCCCGAGAAATGCCAGGGTCACACGTCCTGCCCCCAGCACTATTCCTGCACCGAGTAGCACATGTCCAGGATCGCCTGGAAGAAAGGAACCACGATGCCCGAGCAACCTGAAGCCACCTGTGAATGGAAACCAGACCGCGAAGAAGAGGACTACGCCGTTGGCTGCGGGGGACGAACTTGGTTCTGCGTGGCTGCTTATCGCTTCTGCCCGTTCTGCGGGAAGAAGCTAGTCATTGTTCGCTGATGTCCATAGGAGGGCACCATGCCACTCACTCAATTCGCAAAGGTGAATGTCATTCAAGCCATCCAGAACCTGATGGCCGCAGAGACAGACACCGAAATGGAGTCGGCTGCGAAGGCCCTGGCCTACCAGATCCAGATGGGCAACCTAGTTGCCACCATGAAACCCGATGAAGAGGGGATCAAAGTCACCCTCTACCTGAAGCCCAAACCGTAGCCGTCCACCACTAAACCATTCTAGGAGCGCAACGTGCACGTTCACCTCAACCACGCAGAGCAGGCCGTTCTCCAACAGGTCGACACCGTGAAGTCGGGCGGGTTCCAGAACCTCATGCGCAAGCTGAACCAACAGCTCGACAGGACCGGCACCCTGGCCCTCGATGCCGAGGATCTGGAGCGCATCCCGCGCTACGCCTTCGGCTACAAGTCCGGGGGATGGCAGGCCCGGCTCATGGCCGTGTTCGCTCGCCACCTTGGCCATGACCTTCGTCGGTAGGAACCCATGGACTATCTGGATCGAATGAACCTCGCCACCGCGGCCCTGAACCCGTCCATCCTGAGCCAAGCCAGGGCCGTGCACGCGGGTAAAACTGTCGACTCGATCACAGCCGACGGCGTGAGCGCCGACCTCGTCATGGCGCACGAGGTGGTCATCAAGTTCACCGACGGCTCGAGCATCGTCCTTGCACTGGATTGGCGGGGCGACGAGTGCTACATATCCCAGCGGACCCGCGCCACCATTGGTGCGGCCGGGACGGCCATTTTAGAGACCCAGGCAAACCTGCGCCAACCCTAGATTTTTTTAATCAAACCCAGCATTCATGCTTGGACACAACGACAGGAGACCCCATGGGGCAGGCCCGGAGGCGAGGAACATTCGAGGAGCGCGTGGAGCAGGCCGTGGCCAAGGAAGCCGAGCAGCGACGCCTACGTGAGATCCGAGAGGTCATAGAGCGGTCTACGAAGCGTGAGGTGGTGCGCATCGAGTCCACGCCGGGCCGGATGGGCTCGAGCGCCATCATGGCCCTCCTGGCGGCCTCTGCGCTCAGTGGTGGGCGCCGATGAGCCAGAGCAGAGAGAATAGGACGCCGAGCCAGACCATGCAGGAACTCGTCGCTCGTATCGCCGAACTGGAAGCCAAGGCGGTGCCACGCCCCCTGGACGACTGGCACGAGGACTTCGGCCCCATGCTCTGGTGGACCTTCCCTATCCAGGAGGAGCCCTACTGCGGGACGCCCAACGACAGCGACTGGCCCGGCTACCACACCCACTGGACCCCCATCCCCATTCCGGAGGATCCGCGATGACCGCCGACGAGCTCGTCAAAGCCCTCGACGCCCGCCTGCGCACCATGGCCACCTCCACCGGCTGGGACGCCCCGCGGGCCTTCATCCAAGCCAAGGATCCAGCGGGACGAATCCGCGTGCAGTTCCTGGCCATCCAGGGTTCCATAGGCATGTCCGTTCGGGACGCGGAGGGCTACCTCCTGTGGCTCGAGGAGGGCAACGTCGGCACCGCCATTCGGTGGGCCTCCACCAAGGGAAGGAAACTCTCATGAGCAAGGACATCGAATACGAGGTCGACAGGCTCTTGGTGAAGGTCGAGGCCGCGAAGAAAACCGCGCACCTGCCCGTGCCCAGGCGGTTCTTCACCATGTCCCCGGAGGAGCTCCACCCGATCCTGCTGGCCGCCCAGAGTGCCATCAAGCACGCCCGCGAGTGCTCCGAGCGCGAGGAGTTCCTCGTGACCCTGAACCACACCCCGCGCGAAGAGGCCGGGTGCGTGTGCGACACCTGCAACGTCATCCGGACGATCGAGGGATGAGCGAGAAGATCACCTCCCGCCGCATCATCGAGCTCCTGCGAATCAACCGGCACCCCGCCGTGAAGGGCGAGTGGGCCACCTTCGCCGAGGTGCGCAACGGCACCGGCTGGGAGAGCAGCGCCCGCTACATGGACCTCTTCGCTCTGAACTGCTGGCCGTCGAAGAAGTTTCGGTCATGCGCCTACGAGGTGAAGATCGACAGGTCCGACTTCATGCGGGAGATCCTGGACCCCTCCAAGCGTGCGATGGCCGAGAAGGTGGCCATGGAGTGCTGGTTCGCCACGCCCGCGGGCCTCGTGACCAAGGACGAGGTGCCCGAGAGCTGGGGCCTCGTGACTGTCGACAAGGAGGGCAACCTCAAGACGATGAAGATGCCCACCCAGCGCACGCCGGACCAGTGGCCGGTGGGCTTCGTGGCGAGCCTCCTGCGCAAGGCCGCGGACCCCGAGAGCACCGTGCCCGAGAAGTTCTGGAAGCTGGCGGGCGAGGAGCTCACCGAGGCCCACCTCCTCGAGGCCATCGAGAAGCGCCTGGAAGAGGGCAAGATGCGCATGCGCACCACTATCCGGCACGAGCTCTACGTCGAGGCCCAGGAGGCCGCGGAGCACGATGCGAAGGAACTGAAGGATCTGCGCTCCTTCCGGGAGATGGTGCGCCTCCACGTCACGGGCGAACGCTGGACCGACATCTCCGACGTGAACCTGCTGGCCGCCATCAAGTCCGGAATCCCTGCCCGGCTGGTGCGCTCCCTCGAGAAGGTCCACGAGGAATTAGGCCGAACACTTGAGCAGCTAACGCTCAAGGAAGAGCCACAAAAAACTGGTTGACTTACGGCCACCACGACCTATTCTTGAATCACCCACACACCCCAGGAGGAGCATTCATGGGCATCTACGACCCCACGTTCCAGCGCAAGGAGTTCGTCGCCTACTGGCGCGACGGCGAGATCCCCGGATCCCTCGTGCTTGGCAAAGGCAAACTCACGAACAAGGGCTGCGTCTGGCAGGGCCAGGGCGGGCGCTGGTTCGCCTCCATCCCCCCGCACCACGACGGCGAGGCCTACCCCTCCTTCGACTCGAAGGAAGAGGCCATGGCCTACGTCATCAAGCCCCACCACGAGCTCCACGAGGTCCGAGAGGATCATCGTGGCCACGAGTGGGTGATGGCCGCTCCGAAGCGCGAGAAGCGCATGCAGGACCGGGCCATCCTCGAGGCCAAGAAGGTCGAACGCTACGTGACCTCGCCCACGCTGAAGCGCATGGGGCAGCACGTGTTCGTCATCCGCAACGCCGAGGGCGCCGAGGTGGGCCGCGTCGTGCGCAAGACGGTCTCCGAGGCCCGGCTGGCCGGTGCGAGCCTGCTGGGCATGAAGCTCCTCCCCGAGGGCTACATCGCCGAGCAGGTGTCGGAATGAGGAAGGCCCAACGCTGGCGCTACTACTGCGACTTCTGTCGGAAGGCAGGCGGATCCAGCCACCACCTCCAGAGGCACGAGCGCGGGTGCACCGCGAATCCGAACCGGGTCTGCGGGTTCTGCGACTCGAACACGCCTGTCGCCGAGCGCGTCGCCATCCTGACCGCGGAGAGTGGGTTCAAGGGCCTCGCCAAGTGGCAAGCCAACATGCTCCTCCTGCGTGAGGCTGTCGACCAGTGCCCCGCCTGCATCCTGGCCACGATCCGCCAAGCCTCGATCCCCATGTATGACGAGGACGATGGGATCGAGACCCCGTGCCCCACCTACTGGAAGGACGTCACGGGTGTCGACGCCATGTTCGGCTTCGACTTCAAGGAGGAGAAGCGCCTGTGGTGGGTTGACCACCCGCGCGGGGGAGACGACCGATGAAGGAGGTTTGGAAGTTCATCCTCGAATACACCTGGGAAGTGAACTCCTTCATCATGCCGAAGGGCGCCAAGATCGTCCACGTCCACGAGCAGGACGGGAAGGTGTGCCTATGGGCCGAAGTGGAGCCGCGCCTCGCAGAGACCCGCTCATTCCTCATCGCGGGCATGGGCCAGAAGATCGACGACGCCGCCGTCTACATCGGCACCGCGCATATCGGGCCTCTCGTGTGGCACGTCTACGAGGTGAAGCCGTGAACGCCTCCAGGCTTTGCGATTGCGTCGGAGGGTGCCGGAAGGTGGCACCCATGGGCTACTCCGACAAGAGCCCGTGGCTCAAGCCCCTCGAGCCCGGCGTGGTCTGTCGCCTCGAGGCTGGCATGCTCGAGAGAGGCCCCTTCGACCCCCTGCGAGAGCAGGCCGGACCCCAGGAGGGCATCGTCTACGACTGGCAACGTCGACAGGTCACGGGCGCCAACATCTCCGCGGCTGACCTCCAGATCCTCCGCATGCAGCTCCTCGAGGCCATCAAGGGCCAGGAGAAGGCTGAGGCCGAGCTCGTGCAGATCAAGCGCGACATCGAGGCGAAGCACGAGTCCGGGTTCGGCTTCCGATGCGACGACGACGATTGTTCCTGCCACGACACGCCCCTCATCCCCATGATCGACTTCCACGGCGTGACCTACACGGTCGAGCCCGTGAACCTCCGGGCCATCCTCGAGCTCCTCGATGCCGCCCGGAACTGGGTCCAGGACGACGAGCTCCGCGCCCGCATCACCGCCGTCTGCCCGCCCAAGCCGAGGACCACATGAGCGAGTTCGACCACCTCCCCCTCTTCGCCCAGACCGAGACGCCGCTGGCCTTGAACCTCGCCAACGTGGCCGCGGCCGTGAAGCAGGGCATCCTGAAGCCCGTGCGCATCATCGACGGCAAGGTCCGCGGCACGGTCGAGGAGCCCCGCCTCCAGAGCCAGTGCGGCAAGATCCTCGAGCGCCTCCGCCGCGGCCCGGCCACGAACGCAGAGCTGGCCGAAATTAGTCTCAAATACACAGGCAGGATCAGCGACCTCCGCCAGTCCGGCCACAACATCGTCGTCTCCGAGCGCGACCGCGCGACGGGGGTCACGACCTACCGCCTCACTCCCAAGGAGCCCGTATGAGCACGTCCCGCAAGAAGGCCGCCAAGGCCCCCCGCCGCCGCCCGGCGCCCAGGCCCGAGCCCCAGGTGGCACCGCCCACCCCGCCCGTGGTCGACCTCGTGAACCACCCGCCCCACTACAACCAGAGCGGCAAGATCGAGTGCATCCACGCCCTGCGCGAGATGCTGGGCCTCGAGGGCTTCGTCGCCCACTGCCGCGCCATCATCGTGAAGTATGCGTGGCGCAACGGCCTCAAGGAGAGCGCCCAGGGCCACGACCAGACGGTCATCGCCATCCGCGACTTCCGGAAGGCCGCGTGGTATGCCAACCGGGCCGCCGACGAGCTCGAGGCCTCCCTGAACGCTGACCCGTCGACAGTGGGCTAGGCGATGCCGTTCGCGCTCGCCCACCCCTGGCTGTTCTCTATCCTCTACCTCGCCACCCTCTACGTGCTGGTCCACGTGACCGAGCACCTTTCCACGGCCATCCGCCGTAAGTAGGAGCACCATGACCCGCAAGAAAACCCCCGTCGGCGCCCACGCGATCCCGACCATCACAAGCAAGCCGAAGCCCAAGCGTGCCCGCCTCACGGAGAAGGCCTTCAAGGCCCTCCGAGACATGCACGAGAGCAAGATCAAGAGCATCACCGCGAGCTACGAGACCCGCCTCCAGGGCCGGAGCGACCGGCACGTCGAGGCCATGAACGCCGTGTTCCAGAACCGCGTCCGCGACGTCGTGGCTGGTGCCCTCGCCGAGATGGCCGACAAATACACGAGGGCCGCTGTCGACCTTCGCCGGAAGAACCTCGAGATGGGCTACGACCACGAGAACCTCCCCAGTGCCTGTGCTGTGACCCAGCGGGCCGGTGCGGCCCTGTCCCAGCTCATGAGCGACATCATCGAGGGCAAGCTCAAGCTCAAGTTCTAACGTGATGCCGAGCACTGGCTGAAAAGTGTGCAGGCGATAGACTGGTTGGTGGTCCAGTTTCGGCTAGGATCTTACAACCCAACGAACCCCTCTTTTTCGCACGCTCCTTTTAATCAGGGTTGGCGAGGATGATCGGACCCGGCACAACCCGCTATGAGGCCGCACGGTGTTACTTCTTGGGTTGTGTCGGGGCGCCCCGCGGTAGTTGGGCTAGAGGTCGAAACGAAGCCACACCGAGGCCCCCGCAAGGGGGCCTCACATTGTGTGCGTGACGACGATCGTGCCCGGCGCCTGCCCGCGCGGCGTGACCTCGTCGGCTTCCGCCTTGTAGCCGAGGTTGCCCAGGGACCAGATGCCCGTGACCGCGGTGGTCTCGAAGGGCTTGTTCGGCCGCGGGGCGAAGGTGATCTTGACCGTGACCTTCCCGCCCACGTGCTCATGAGCCTCGAGCGGGATCCCCGTCGACAGGTCCACAGTGCCCACGGCTCGCACCTGCCCGGAACTGGCCTCGAAGATGGACGTCGACAGGTTGACCGTGCCGGAGCTCGAGCTCTGCCCGGCCGCCGCGAGCTTGATTGAAGCCGAGAGGGCCGCCGCGCCGGACGTCCTCCAGGCGCCATCGGCCGCGAGCGCCTTGGGGATCGAGAGCGCGGCCGTGCCCGTGGCACTCGAGACGCCATTGGCCGCCAGGGCCGCCACGGGGCCGGGCGCCGTGAGGTCGATCGTGCCGGTGCTGCTGGACGCGCCAGAGGCCGCCAGCTTGACCACAGAGGCCAGGGAGGCAGTTCCGGTGCCCTGGGCCGCCCCGGAGGCCTGGAGAGGCTTGGGGGCCACAATGGCGGCCGTGCCGGTGGCACTGGACGTGCCGGTAGCCGCCAGGGCCTTCGGGATGGTCAGGTCGGCCGTGCCCTGGGCCTGGGATGCACCCGTGGCCGCGAGCTTGACGCCAGAGGTGAGCGCCATGGTGCCCAGGGCCTGCCCAGAGCCATCGGAAGCCAGCTTGAGGGCGTTAGTGAGGCCCGCGGTCCCGGAGGCCGCAGAGGTGCCATTGGCGGCGATTGCGGCACCGACGCTCCCAGCGGTCAGGTCGACGACACCCGTGGCCTGCCCGGCGCCCACGGCCGCGAGCTTCACTCCGGTCGAGATGGCGATGGTGGCCGCCGCCGCCATGAGCCCGTTCGCCGCGAGCTTGATGCCCGTCGACAGTGCGGAGGTGCCCGTGTCCTGGCCGGTGCCCGTGGCCGCCACCCTGACCTGGGTCGAGAGGTCCGCGGTGCCGCTGGTCTGCCATGCCCCATTCGCCGCGAGCTGGATGGCCGCAGAGGACGTGGTCAGGTCGACAGATCCAGACGCAGAGCTGAACCCGTTCGCCGCGAGTTGCGCAGCTACGGGTCCGGCATCTACTAGGGCAAGGAGAAGGCCCACGGGTCACTCCTTCCCAGGGCTACTCCCAGTGGCTCTCGAAGGAGACAGAGAACACGACTTCCTGGAGCGCGGTGGCGGTGCCCAGGAGGAAGCGCACTGTCGACGCCACGAACTCGCCGGGGTTGACGACGATGGGGACCGTGAAGTTGTGGACCAAGTCCTTGTCGTAGGGCTGGCCGATGACGTTGCCGACGTTCGCCCACATCTGGCCCATCTTGAAGTGGCGGGGCGCCTTGGTGCCCACGGCATCCGCAGTGGCCAGGGAGACAGCGGTGTGCCCCCAGGCGATGCCCCACAGGAGGGTCGTGGGCGTGGTGGCCACGACGGCGCCACCATTGGTGCAGGAGATCCGGCACGCCGTGATATGCAGGCGCTTGGAACCCTGGACCGCGGTGATGGCCGGAACCTGATAGCTCGTGGCGATGTTCTCGCCCGCCGCGGCGACGTTCGTGACCTGGGCCGTCATGCGGCCTACGCCACCGAGGCCCGTGACGAGGGCAGCGGTATTCGAGCCCGCGGCCGTGGCCGGGACAGTCGAGGCATTGGCGAAGTTGCCGCCCGTCTCGCCGATGGCCGTGCCAAAGGGGACGGAGGCGTTGCCCTGGCCCATGCCCGCCATGATATGGCTCCAGGGCTTGTTCCAGTCGAGGCCCGTCTGCGACACCCAGACTTCCGCCACCTTGAGCTGCGGGGCCAGGGTGGGCGTGGCGACGCTGTTGTAGACGCGCATGAGGATCGGGAGGTTCGGCTGGAAGCTGGGTCCGACCTGATCCGTGGGCACGACCAAGGTGGCCACCAGGAGGCCGTCGATCTTGAAGTCCACCGACTGCTGGTTCAGGACGATCGTGTAGCGGTGCACGACGTTGTCGGTGGGGACCGTGAGCGGAGAGGTCGGGGTCTCGGTGCCGTTGATCGAGAGGACGCCGCGGAACTCGCCCGCCGCATTCCAGCGGAAGCACACGCCATCCAGGAGGCCCGCCGTCTTGGCGTCCGTGGTGAGGCCCACGCCGAGCTCGATGGTCTTGTTGGCCGCGGTGCCTGCGTTGACGACAGCCGCCTCGAACTCGTAGCGCGTGCCGAAGCCCGCATAGGTCGGGAAGGTCGGGTAGCTCTGATACTGGATGCCGGTCGCCGTGGTATTGATCGCGCTGGCATTCAGGATGAGGAAGCCGTTGTTCGGGGAGCCCGCGGTCGCGGTCATCGTGGTCGCGGTCTGCTTCCACACGTCCTGCGGGATGGCGTTGGCGCTGGTCGCGGAGCTGGCGAAGTTGCAGTAGAACACGGGACGATCGAGGGCCACGTGAGGGCGCCCTTCAGCGGAGACGTCGACAGGTCGGAAGCTGGCCGCGGGGCCGGGGATCATGCCCCCCAGGAGGGCGAAGCCCGCCTCGGTGATGACGTTCGGGAGCGTGACGCTCAGGTTGTTGTTTGCGTCGACGTCGGCCTGAAGGCCAGAGAGTCCACGGATTGCAAGATCGAGCGACATGGTGTTCTCCCTTTAAGCCCAGACCCAGTCGAGGTTCCAGGTGCCAGTCATTTTGTGAGCAGAGCGAGCGTAGATGGTGAAGCCGACACCAGGAACGGGGACACCGCACGTGAACTCCACGAAGAGGCTCAGGTAGGTGTGATCGTTCAGTGAGTGATCCCCCGCCGTGGCTTCAGCTCGAGGCCACGCATCGCAGAGCACGCCCGCGGTAATCGTCGCATCGGCAACGGCTACCGACGCCTCGTTCGTAGGCGTCGAGCCGAAGTTGATGACGATGGTTCCCTTGTTGCTCATGGCCAGCCTTAGTTGTCGATCTGGCTCGTGAAGGCGGAGATGGCGATGCTGGGCGCGGCGTCGAGGTTATTGATCGTCTTGGGCGCCGTGAGGAACTGGTAGGTGAGGAGGTTGCCCGCGGTGACGGCATCGTAGGTGCCCAGGGCCACGACGACGCCCCAGTTGGCGCTCGGGGCGCCGTAGGTGATGGCCGCGTTGTTGGCGGTCGTGGCGGTGGTGCCAGAGCTCGCCACGGTCGACAGGAGCGCCTGCGTGCCAGCGAAGTTCGCCAGCGAGGCCGCGAGGGGCTGTCGCGCGTAGGCCGTGCCGGAGGTCGACACCTCGATCAGGTTGGTCCCCGCCTCGAGGTCCGGCGTCATCTCGGTCCAGACGACAGTGCCGCCATCGGCCGTAGTGCCGCCTGCTACGGTGCTCCACGTAGGTTCGCCCGCGCCCGTGGTGCCCGCCGTGGTGCACCGATACATGCGGCCGTTCGGCGTCGCGGGGATGCAGATGTCCAGGAGGGCGACCGCGGTGGAGCGGATGCTGTTGGAGTAGCCTCGGTTCGCCACCAGGAGGCCGAAGTAGTGGGTCGCGGGCGGGGTGTAGGCCTGTCCACGCCAGAACCAGTCGGTGATCTTGTTCTCGAGGAAGTTCGTCAAGGCGCTCATGGTCTCTCCTCAAATGGGCGTGCCGTAGCCCACAGGGTCTCGCATTGAAGGAGTTGCCCTTGTCCTAACGCCCGCCCCCTTTGCACTTCAGGAGGTGCGTGAGTCCTTGAGACCGCGCTCATACCAGAGCTTGCCGGGGGCATCCACTTGGCCGCCGCACTTGGAGCATGCCCACCGCTTGAAGAGCGTCCTATCCGGGGTGATGTCGACAGTGAACTCGTGGGGCACGACACAGAGGTCGAGGCGCCTGTGGTTCTCCTGCACCTCGTTCCAAACCTCTTTCATGTCCTCGTTCGCCAGGAGACTCCTATCCGGGCTCACGCCTGCACCAGCTCCTTCTTCGGCGCGGCGAACTTCTTCACGCGCACGAGGGTCCACTGGCAGATGCAGTGGGGATGGGCGGGCAGGCAGGGATACCAGAGCTCGTCGACAGCCCGCTTATTGCCGTCCTTGTCCCGCGGGCTCGAGGAGCGGCCGACGTTGTTCTTGCCGACCCAAATCTGGGTCTCCCCGCTCGTGGCCTTGCCGGGCTCCACCAGCCGGAACCGCTTGCCGTCCTGCTTCATGCAGAAGGGGCACGCCTTCGGGCCTGCCGTCCAGATGGCCTCCCAGCCGTCCTTCGGGTCGACACCAGCGAGCCGCGCGTTCTGCACGCTAAAAGCAGTTTCGGTCAGCACCACCCGGCGCCAGTTGCGGTTCTGCACGCTGAACTTGTCGAAGAGGCGCTGTTGGAGCTGCTTGGCGGGCAGGCCCTCCATGGCCGCGAACGTGAGCTGTTCGCGCAGCGAGGCGCGGGCCGTGTCCGTGATGTTGGTGACGTGCTCCGCGGCTCGAGTGAACGTCCACTTGGCCACCTCCTGCTCCTTGCGCTCCAGGGTGGGCAGGAGGCTCTTGAAGGTGGGCCAGCCACCCTCGCCCGCCTTCTCCCCCAGCTTGCCCAGGAGGACGGTCCTGACCGCAAAGGCGCCCGCCACCTGGGCGGTCGTCGTCGGTGGGATGAGGGCAGGCAGGAGCTTGTCCAGCACGTTCGCCCAGGCGTCCACCATCTTCACGGGGTCGCCGCCCGCGGCGTAGACCTTGGCGATGTCCCCCCAGCCCGCGGGGGGCTTGAAGGGGGCGTCCCCCAGGGCCTTCTTGAACGTGGTGCCACTGGGATTGAGGCCCATGGCCGCGGCGTAGAGCTGCATGAGGAACCGCTCGCCGTGCAGGTAGAGGAGATCCTCTGCCTCGGTATGGCCGGGGATGGGGTTCGGTCCCCAGGCCTCCCGCTCGTGCTCGATCTGCTTCGTGCTCGGGGGTGTCGACAGCACACCCTTGGCCAGGGCCTTCAGGAAGGACCGACCGACGACGCGCTTCACCTCACACCTGCTTCAGCTTGTCGGCTACGTCCGACTTCAGGCTTCCGTCGCCTTCCTCGTCGAAGAGGCTGGGCTGTTCGCCCTTGCCCTGCTGGGCCGGGGCCTTGCCCATGGGGCCTTCCTCTTCCTGCCCAACGGGCACAGGCGCCTCGCCGTTGTCCCCGTCGTCCTGTCCAGGCTTCAGTTCGTCGAAGGGGTTTCCAGGGGCACCAGCGGCTCCGGGATCGTCCCCGCCGTCGTCGCCCTTGTCGGCACCGGCCGCCTGGGCCGCGGTCATATACATCGCGTTCAGGCCGGGCGCCATGGGGGCGAGGCCCACCAGCTCGCTCGGGTAGACCTTGAGGCCTCCCCAGGCTTGCCGGATCTCGTCGTAGGTCATGCTCGCGCTCAGGCGCTGGAACTCGGCGCTCATGAGGCCGGTGTCCGCGGGCAGCTCGCCGAACCAGCCGATCGGGTGCGGGTCCATGCCCAGTTCTTTCCGGTTTTCGTTAATCGTCATCATCCGGCGCTTCTCGGCCGTGCGGGTTTTCATGTCCTCGTCGATGAGGCCCGTGAACCGCACACCGACCCAGTCAGCGAAGGGGGCGATGAGCTCGTCGCGCAGGTGGCCCGCGAGGCTGTTCATGAAGGGTGCGAAGCCGCTGTTCCGGCTGGCCGCCTGCTTCTCCTCGGTGTCGTCCCCGGAGAGGCCGTGGGCATTGGCGGAGGTGAAGCCCTCCATGCCGATCTCGGTCGGGTCGATGCCGTAGATCGCGGACATGATGCTCGATTGCAGGGAGATCCATTTCGCAAAGGCCATCTCATTGAATGGCTGGCCCGTCTGGACGAACTGGGCCGCGGCCGTCTGGCCGTTCTGGCCGAAGAGCACGGGCAGGCTATGGGCGTTCTGCACGCCGCGCACCTTGGCGTCCCAGGCCTGCTTGAAGAGCTCCTTGGTGTTTCGGTCGTAGCTTCCGGAGATGCTCAGGAACCCGCGCGGGATGGCGTTGTTGTCGAGGCCCTCCCTCGTGTAGGCCATCGCGGTAATCCAGTTGCTCAGGGTGTCGACAGAGCTTTCCAGCTCGGAGCACCCGTAGCCGGAGCTGTTCAGATCGGAGTCGAGGTTGCGTTGCCAGATGGCCAGCTCGTGGCTGTGAAACTTGATCTCCTGGGTGCCATAGGCGAGCTGGTAGGCGTAGACCTCCTCGTCCTCGAGCACGCGCCCGAAGTTGCCCAGGTAGAAGGTCGCGCTGTCACGGGCGTAGAAGGAGTCGAGGCCCTCGATGCCGTCGATCAGGGGCACCTTCTCGGTGACGCCGTGGTCCAGGGTCAGGGCATCGGCCACCAGCCGCTGGGCGTAGGAGGGCAGGGTCTGTCGACGGAGGCGCTTCCGGTTGTTCGCGTTGAACTCCCGGCCGCCGTTCATGAGGAACTTCGTGAGCCAGTGTAGGTAGTCCTGCTGGCGCTCGTCCATCACGGCGCCTGGGTCCATGTTGAAGAGCTCGAAGCCCGGCTCGTCCGGCTTGGCGCTGGGTTGCATGAACCGCAGGGCCTTCCGGTTGATGGTCCGATGGATGGCCTGGGCCACCTCGATCCGCTTGGCGAGCTGGCGGAGCACCAGGAACGGGATACCGGGCTTCGGGATGTATTTCCCGCCGCCTCCCACCTGTGCCTGCCAGGGCTCGGTCCTGGCCTTGGCCTTGGCCGCCTCGGGGTAGAGCATCGACAGCGCCTTGGTCAGCATGCGGTTCCCCGCGGCCTCGGCCCTCTGGAGCTGGAAGGTCTGCTGGACGATCGTGTAGAGGTCGAGCTGCACTGGTAGCCCGCGGCCCCCGCCGTAGGCCTTCATGAGCATCTGGCCCGCGTCCTCGACCTCATCGGCCGGGGCGGTGGGGTGGTAGGCAGTGACCGCGGCCGAACCCAGCCCGTCGAATGGAGAGCGGGTTGCGGTGGCGTTGACGATCACGTCCATGATTCACCCCCAAAGTCGGATTCGAGCATACCATCCTCATCGTCTGATTCTGGAAGGGTAAAGCGGTCGCAGGC